CCTTTGTGCGCAAAAATCCAGTTGAAATCTTTTTTGTAGAACAATCGTTCTATATATGTTATATGAAAATTGTGGTAATATGGTAGCCAATAAGAAATGGAGGAAATATGGCTAATCCGAGAAAGCCAACTAATTTAAAATTGTTACAAGGAACATTAAAACCAAGTCGTCATAATCCTGACGAACCGCAACCTGACACTGAGATTCCAGATTGTCCCATTGAGTTGTCTCTAGTCGCCAAAAAAGAATGGATGCGAATTACTCCATTACTTGAAGAATTGGGGCTAATTGCTCAGATTAACCGTACATCCTTGGCTCAATATTGCTCTGCATACGCTCGTTGGATCAAAGCTGAACAAATGTTGATGAAACATGGTGAAGTGATAATGATTGTCAAGGATGTTCGTAGGGGTAAGATGGGTACTGGTAAATATGATAAGCCGGATTCTCCTGTTGGTGATAAGATTTATTGTGTTGCTAAGAAATCCCCTTGGTTGGATATATCGTTAAAAGCATCGCAGGAGTGTAGAAAGTTTGCTGTTTTATTTGGGATGACTCCGAGTTCAATTGGTGGTGTTACGCCAGTAGCAGAGCCTAAAAAGAAGGATAACAAGGAACAGCCGAAGGATAAGAATAGGTTTTTTAAATAGTGCTTGACTTTTGGCTGAATTAATATAATATAATTAATTATGAAAATTATCAGAATATTCCCACGCAAAACTACGATGACTCCTGATGATAGTTTGGTTGTGTTTAATCGCAAACCTTGTTTTGTGGATGAGGCAGATGAGATTCATATATCTGTTACGTTCACTGCTGATTTGCCATTGGTTGATAAATTAGTAGATAGGTGGAAATATGTCGCGCCGGTAAAAGTTGGTGGACCGGCATTAGATGATTTTGGTGATGAATTTATTCCTGGTAGATATATTAAAGTTGGTAATGTTATTACCTCTCGTGGGTGTTTCAATAATTGCTGGTTCTGCGATGCTTGGAAGCGCGAGGGCAGAACAATAAGAGAATTGCCAATTAATGATGGTTGGAATCTACTGGATAATAATATATTCGCTTGCTCAATCGACCATCAAGAAAAAGTTTACCAGATGCTATTGAGGCAGAAAGAACGTCCAAGGTTTACTGGTGGATTGGAAGCTGCAAGATTAACGAATTGGAATGCGGAATGGTTGCGAAAACTAAATTCTGAATCTATGTATTTTGCTTATGATGAACCCAAGGATTATGAACCATTGGCGCAGGCAGCTAGGCTATTGAGGGAATATGGAGTATTCAAAGGCCATGCAGTAGGTTGTTATGTATTGATTGGATATAATAAGGATAGTTTTGCTGATGCCGAGAAGAGATTGATTAATACAATGAAACTTGGGTACATGCCGCAAGCTATGCTACTGAATCGTGGTGATCACTTTGATGATTACAATAAAAAGCAATGGAGAAAGTTTCAGAGATTGTGGGCGAATAAAATTATTGTTGGTAAAAAAATGATGGAGTTAAGAAATAATCCTTGACTTTTTAATTTAGATAATATATTAAATTGTAAAAATTAAAGCAACGGAGTCTATTATGAGTAATAAATTATTATTAATAACAAAAGGATTACGATTGTATAGAGATGGTGAGCCATGTACTCACAGAGGTTGTCAAAACCATGTTTCACATCCATGTGAATGTTGTAATCGAATATCTGCCAATGGGGAGGCTTGGATTAAGGAGAAAATTGTTAAAAAATAATCCTTGACAATATATTAAATTAGATTTATTAGTGACTCGAAAGTTGAGAATCACAATGGAACCAAAAGTGAAAGACATTATTAGAAATCTCGAAGCTACTAAAATATTTAATCCCAGTGATCCTGATAATGAAATCCATTCACGATCATCCAAGCAGAAATCCAAACTACGCAATAGGCGCAGGAGTTTTTATAGTAAAGAAAATATTTACGAAAGATAATCCAAAGCAAGAAAGGTAAAATCACAATGGGCGAACAACAACGAAGATTAGCAGCAGGATTACCAAATATCCAATCACAACCACAACAAATTCCAATCGACATTAACAACGCAACCCCATTATCCTGTAAATGTGGATGCAAATTCTTTCAACCAGCGGTTGCGCTATACGCAGTTTCAGCAATTTTATCTCCTACTGGTCAGGAACTATTAGCGCAACAACCTGTGTTAGTGTGCTTGAGTTGTGGAGAACCGTTTACTGGTGAGAAGAAGGTTGTGGAGGGTTAAATTATGGAAATCATAGAAATGGTAAAATTGAAAGAAAAGGCTCAGGCTGCAATAAGGAAAATAATTAATGAATTTTCCGAGATGACTGATTTGCGTGTTGATGGGATAGTATTAACTCATCAAGAATTACCGTATGATGATGGTGATGAATATAAAAAATATGAAACGTTTGTAAGGTTGGATGTGAGGTTGTAAATTATCCGAATGTAGCTCAGTTTGGTTAGAGTACTCGGCCTGGGACCGAGGGGCCAGAGGTCCAAATCCTCTCATTCGGACCATTCAAGGATCGTCTAATAGGCAGGACAAGTGGCTTTGAATCACTAAATATAGGTTCGATCCCTGTTCCTTGAACCAGAAACAAGAAAGGATAATTTATTATGAAATATTATAATAGTGACAATGGATTAGTAATAAAAAGTTGGTGCAATAATCCTGAAGATGGTGCGTTGGGACAAGCCTACAATCTTGCAAATTTACCATTTGCTTACAAACAAATTTGTCTTATGCCGGATACTCATCAGGGATACGGAATGCCCATAGGTGGCGTGATGGCAACGATTGGTAATGTAATTCCGAACGCTGTTGGTGTTGATATTGGTTGTGGAATGTGTACCGTTAAAACTTCCATTATTGATATTACTACCAATGCGCTTAAAGCAATACTTGGGAAAATTAGAAAGGAAATTCCAGTTGGCTTTGCCCATCAATCATGTGCTCAGGATATTTCATTAATGCCTGGACTTGGTGAAGGATTGTCGATTGTTGATAGAGAATTTTTTTCAGCTCGTAAACAGCTTGGAACCCTTGGTGGCGGTAATCATTTCATTGAAATTCAAAAAGGTAATGATGGACATATCTGGATTATGTTACATTCAGGTAGTCGTAATTTAGGCAAACAAGTAGCTGATTATTACAACAAAAAAGCAATTGAGCTTAACGAAAAATATTTCAGTCGTGTGCCGAAAGAGTGGCAACTTGCGTTTTTGCCATTAGATAGTGAAGAAGGACAAGATTATTTGAATGAAATGCAATATTGTGTTGACTTTGCGCTGTACAATCGTACACTGATGATGGATCGGATAGTGGAAATATTTAACAATGAACTTAACATTCCACAATGCCAAGTTTCGTTTATCAATATCGCCCATAACTATGCTCGCATGGAAAACCATTTCGACAAGAATGTATTAGTCCATCGGAAAGGTGCTACATCTGCTCGTGAAGGCGAGATTGGTATTATCCCAGGGTCACAGGGTACTTCAAGCTATATCGTCAAAGGAAAAGGTAATCTTGAAAGTTTTATGTCATGTTCTCATGGTGCTGGTCGTGCGATGGGCAGAAAAGAAGCAGAGCGAACCTTAGATTTAGAAACTGAACAAAAGAGACTTGACGATCTTGGAGTTTTGCATTCCGTTCGTAGTGTCCATGATCTTGACGAAGCTGCTGGTGCTTATAAAGATATTGAAATTTGTATGGAAGAACAAAAAGACCTTGTTGAGATTTTGGTAAAACTTAAACCGTTGGCGGTCGTGAAAGGATAATAAGCAAATGGACGAATTAAAAATTAACCAGGAAGTTAGTAAATTGCTGACTCATTTAAAGTCTCAGGATTTAAAGCCGGAAGAGAAGATTGCAATCTTACATTCAACCATAGTAATTATCGAACAGGTGAGGATTCAGCAATTGGTGTTGGAATCATTAATGCGATCTTTTATGCCGGATAGAAAAACGATTAATTAAAAATGGAAAATAAATAGTGCCTAAGAAAAAATCAACTACTCCAGTTAAGCAATCTACTGACCGTGCTACTCAATATGCTATAGATATTGTTGAGAAGCGAGTTGTAGCAGGCCCATTCGTGCGTGGTGCTTGCCAGCGTCATCTTAACGATCTAGAACACGCATGGGAACGTGGATTGTTTTATGATCCCAGGGTGGCGGAACATGATATAGATTTTTTTGAAGAAATATTATGTTTAAATGGTGACGAATACGAAGGTAAGAAATTCTTATTATTATCATGGGAGGATTTTATAGTAGGTAGTCTTGGTGGTTGGCGGAAAATTCCTGAAAATATTTCTAAGGTTAATCTTGAAACCATAAAATCAAATATGCTTAGGCTAATTGATGGTAGTCAAGTTAAAGATATAATAATTGACAATGCAAATCGTAGATTCAATTTAGCATATATAGAAACCGCTAAAGGTCCACTAGCTTTAGATACTCCTATAGCCACAACTACTGGATGGACAACAATGGGCGATATTAAAATTGGCGATTATGTTTTTGATGACCAAGGCAAACCAACAAAAGTAATAGCAGTTAGTCCTATATTTTACAATAGAGAATGTTTTAAGGTTTGTTTTTCTGACGGTGAAGAGATCGTAGCCGATGCTGAACATAGATGGCCTACAAGGTCATATCGAGAGAAAGGAAGGATAAGATTAAAGACAACAAAGGAAATATCTGAGAGTATTGTTGCGTGGGAAGGAGTAAAAAATAAGGCAAAGAATCACCATATTTATTTGGCCCCTCCGTTAGACACTGATGAAGTAGAATTATTAATTCCTCCGTATGTGTTAGGTGTTTGGCTTGCCGATGGTGATACTGCTGGTGCTAGAATAACAATCAATTCTGCTGATACTGAGATATTGGAATATCTTACAGCAGATGGAATAGAATTTAATTGCAAGAAACATCCTGTTGCTAATTCTATTCGCATTTATTTGACTGATGGGAATGGCAGAAAATCTGTTATCGGGAAGATATTCTCTGTTGACAATAAAATATTATCGAATTTTTCATTCAGTGAATTGTCCATTGCTTCTGGATGTAGTATTGATAATATGGCATCATTTATCAAAAACAGTGGAATGTTTGAAATGATTTCTCCCCGTACTAATATTGGATATAGTGGTGGCACGATATCTTCAAGGTGGAGAATTATTGAAGGTGTTGTTGGTAATGACAATGTTAAAGACTATTCGACATCGATGTTGTTTAAGTTAAGATCACTTAAGGAAATTGGCAATAAACATATTCCTGTTCAATATATGAGATCAAGTATTGAGCAACGCTTAAGTTTGTTGAGAGGAATATTAGACTCTGATGGTTCTGTTGCTATCGGTGGTAAATGTGAAGTAACTTTTTGTAACAATCGTCTCGCTTCTGACGTAAGAGAATTATTAATATCTTTAGGGTTTAAATGTACCATAAAAGAAAGAGCAGCAAAAATTAATGGGCGAGAAGTAGGTAGGCGGTGGAGAATTGGTTTTCAGGGATATAGTACATTTTCACCTTTTAGGTTAAAAAGAAAAGTTAATCGACTATTATTACCACCACTTAAAAGTCAAAGATGTCAAAGTCGAGTAATAGAAAGTTGCGAAAAAGTTAATTCAGTGCCAGTTCGATGCATTACTGTTGATGCTGAATCTCATTTATTTTTAGCAGGTAAGTCATTGATAAAGCTGGCAAATTCGGGTAAGTCCCCACTTGCAGCGGGATTAGGAATTAAAGGTCTTGTTGCTGATGGGGTAAATAGAGCCGAATTATATGCCAGCGCGACCATGATGGACCAAGCAATGATACTTTTTCGTGATGTTATCGCATTTTACGATCAATCACCGGAACTACAATCAAGATTAAAAACATCTGGTGCTGGTGAATTTAGATGGAACCTTTCTTATCCCGCAACTAGTTCTTTTTTTCGTGTAATATCTTCAGAAAAAAGCAAATCTGGTTATCGAGTTTATATGTATATTGCCGATGAGGTTCATGAATGTAAGGATGGCGGTGCTTTAATAGGATTGTTGCGTAAGGGTTTTAAGCGTCAACCATCTCCACTCGGAATTGAAATTACAAATTCTGGATCGGATGTTTCATCATTTTGCTTCGAGCGTCACGAGATGGCTAGGAAAATATCAATGGGCGCAATGGAGAATGATTCTATATTTGCTTATGTCTGCGCTCTTGACGAAGAAGATATTAAAAATGAACACGGCGAAGAATCTGAAAGTTTTTTATATAATGAGAAGTGTTGGGTAAAGGTTAACCCATCCATAGATTATGGTTTACCAGGATACCAATATATTCGTGACCAGATAAAAGAGGCAGAGGGGATGCCTTCCCAAATGGCTACCGTTAAACGCTTAAATTTCTGCCAATGGGTTGCTGCCGACAATCCTTGGCTATCTGGTGAACTCTGGTTTGGTTGTCAGCAATCAGGAGGCATTCCAGAATCAATATTAACAGGTCGGAAATGTTGGGGTGGGTTAGACTTATCTTCTACTCAGGACTTAACTGCATTCGCATTACTATTTGAACCTGGGTACGTTGAGCAAGAGTTTATTGAAATGGAAAAGGGTAAAGGTGGGCTATGGCAACCCTGTGAACGCAAATTTGACCCATTCTGGCGATTAAAATGCTGGTTCTGGATTCCAGGCGATAATCTATTAGCAAAAGAAAACATAGATCATGTACCCTATACGGTTTGGCGTGATAAAGGATTTTTAACAGCACTTCCAGGTCGGGCAATTAATAAATCATCAGTAGTGAAGTTAATTCATGATGTGTCCAGCAAATTCGATTTACAAGGTGTGGCATTTGATAGAGCAAAAATAAAAGACATGGATGAGTTTGCCGAGAAAGCCGGAATTGAATTAACATTTGGGTCATGGAATAGAGAAAAGCGTCAATGGGATTGGGAGCCTGGTGATGGTATTAGAATGATGCCTTTCGGTCAGGAGTCTCGTTCTATGGACCCTGCAATATCTAAATTTGAGGGGATGTTGGCAAGCAAAGGTGAGATTGTAGAGAACAATCCAGCACTATTACATGATGGTAATCCGGTTTTAACGTGGTGTGCTGCGAATGCTGTGACCATTGAGGATGAGGATAAAAATCGTAAGCTCAGTAAGAAGAAATCGACTGGACGCATAGATGGCATTATTTCTTCGGTAATGGCCTGTGGGGTGGCTGAAAATAGTGATGGTGGTAAGAGTGAGTTTGATGGGAAGTCAGTTGAGGAAATTAGAAAAATGCTAAGGGGGGAAGATTGATGAGTGATATCTTTGGGCAAGATGGTAATGGCAAGAATACAGCATGGAAACTGAATGAGGAAAAGACGCTCAGGATACGCATTGAAACATTTTTACCAAATAAAGACTTATTTACAATTCCTGAAACAGCGGCGTATTTTCAAGTAAAAACTCGTACAATCTATCGTTGGATAAAAATTGGGCAACTTGAAAAAGTAAAAATCCAAGGTTCATCTCGTATTAAACGGGAATCAATTCTAAATAGTCATAATATGTCACAATAAAAGATAAATAAGCATACAAACCTTTGACATTTTTATAACATTCCCTTATTCTCGAATCGAAATATAGAACGCTTGTTCTACCTAATTAATAGGGGAAGGTTGGTGAATATTAAAGCCAAAATTATATCAATATTAAAATCAATCGTACCATCCTTGAAGCAATCAAGTCTCAAGGATTTTTTTGTATTCAGCGGTTTATTTATTTTAAGCTACGGATTGTGGTTATATTCCCCTAGTCTTGGATATTCAGTTGGTGGCTTGATATTAATGGGTTTTGGCCTGTTAATGAAGGAATAGAATGAGTATTTCCGGTAGACTACAATTACCTAGAATATCAGCAAGTGGGAACCTATCTGAATTAATTAGTCAATATCTAGGTGGTAGCAATAGTTATGCTGGCACTCAAGTTTCTGCCGATACTGCTATGAGGCAAGCCACTGTATATTCCTGTGTAAATATCCTATCTCGTGTAATGGGAATGATACCTTGTCATCTGATGCGACGTGTAGGTAAGAATAGAGAGAAAGCCGAAACGCACCGCCTATACTCACTTTTACACGACATGCCTAATGAGTGGATGACAAGCTCTGATCATTGGAAAATGGTCATGAATCATTTACTTCTTCGTGGTAATTATTTTGCAATTAAAAACCGAGGATTAAGCTTAACTAATCCAGTTCGAGAACTAATTCCATTGGCACCTGGAATTGTAACCTCAGTTGAGCAATTACCTAATTATAAATTAATTTACCATTGTCAATTTCCAGATGGCGAACAGAAAAATATCCCTGGGTCTGAAATATTCCATTTAAAAGGTATGACATCCAATGGCTATATGGGGATTACCCCTATGCAATATATGAGAGAGCCTATTGGATTCGCATTAGCTGCTGAGAAGTTTGGAGAACAATTATTTGGTAATGGAATGAATCCTGGGGCAATAATAGAAATACCAACAAATTTAAGGGACAATAAAGCGTATAGGGCAGCATTGGCGGAAGAATACCAAGGACTAGACAATTCACATCGTTTATTATTAATGGCTGAGGGTTCTAAATTTACCAAACTTTCGATATCGCCTGAAGACTCACAATTTTTGGAGTTGAGGAAATTTCAGAAAAACGAGATCGTGGACATGATGCTAGGGCATCCCTTGACTGTTATGAATTCAGGAGATAATAATCCAACGTTTGCTTCTGCTGAACAGTTCGCTATTGGTCTTGTTGTGTATTCGTTAATGCCAACGATGGTTGATATTGAAAAAACAGTTTACAAGGATTTATTGACCATTGAAGAACGCAAAACATATTATGCAAAATTTCAAGCTGCACAATTATTGCGTGGTTCATTTAAAGACCAGACTGAAGGATTTGCTACATTGATTGATAAGGAAGTATTAAACCCAAACGAGGTTCGTGATATTTTAGATATGAACGGTTATGGGCCTCAGGGCGATGTTTACAAAACGCGCACATCTACAGTTAAGGAAGAAACAAAGCCAGCGACAAAAGGAGATCAAAAATGAAACTATCATATCGTACTCAAGCCAACGCTCAGGCTATAGCAGCAATATATAATAAACCGTTAGACAAACCAGATTGGTTTAAAGTAGTTGCCGCAAAAGACAACGAAGAAGCGCAGATACTTCTATTTGATTATGTTGGATGGCCCTATAACGACCCCCGTGATCTTATTCATGCGCTTTCTGATATGGGTGATGTAACAGTTCGTATCAATTCTCCGGGCGGTGATGTGTTTGATGGCTCTGCTATCAGCAATGCTCTCGCTTCTCACAAAGGCAATGTAACCACTCGTGTTGAGGGGTTGGCTGCTTCAATAGCTTCTGTAATCGCTGTAGCCGGTAAAAAGGTACAAGCTTATGACAATACAATGCTCATGATACATAATGCTTGGACTGTTGTAGTGGGTAATCAATACGAAATGCGTGATATTGCCGATTTGCTGGAGAAGATTGACGGAAATATTCTCGATGCTTATCAAAAGAAAACTAAACTAGGCAAAAAAGAAATTTCTGAGATGATGAAAAATACAACTTGGATGACTGCTAAAGAAGCTAAGGAAAAAGGATTCGTAGATACCATAGTTGACGGTAAGTCAGTAAAGGCAGCATTTGATTTACATATGTTTAATAATGTCCCTGATGATATTATCAGCAATCGTGAATTTAGCGAAAAAGATAAAGAACGAGCCTTGCGTGATGTAGGGTTCTCTAGGAATGAGGCCAAGGCGATTATTGCGCGATGCAAAAGCCAAGGGAATGCTACTGATGAAGAAATATTAAACTTAGCGGCTCAGGCACAAGCAGACAAAGACAATCAGCGTGATGTTGAGAGTCTCCGGGCTAGCATTGAATCGTTAATATCAAAATTCAAATTTTAGGAGGAATTTTATAATGGAAGAAATTAAGAAACTTATTAATGATCTCGGTACAACTTTTGAACAGTTCAAGGTAGCCAATGACCAGAGAATCAAAGCGGTTGAAACCAAAGGTTACGCCCCTGGTGACTTGGTTGAAAAAGTTGAAAAAATCAATGCTGAACTTGACAAAATTACCGAAATCAAGGCTCAGTTAGAACGATTAGAAACCGCTGTGGCTCGTGGAGACATTGGCGGTGGTGGGTCCACAACGGAACTTGAAAAAATTAAAGCACAGCATTCCGAAGCCTTCTCCAAATGGTTTCGTAAGGGTGGTGATTCTAACCTGGCGGCTGTTCAGCAGCTTCAGGTGCAAGCTGGCTTATCAACTTTATCTGACCCCGATGGTAGTTATTTAATTACGCCCCCTGAGTTCGACAAAGCCATTGACCGTGTAGCTGGCACCATGTCGGCAATGCGGAGAATTTGTACGGTTCGAGCAATCGGCACTGATACCTACAAGAAGCTTGTTAATCAGGGCGGTTCGACTGCCGGGTGGGTTGCTGAAAAAGCGTCTCGTACTGAAACGGATACGCCGGTGCTGCGCGAAATTGCTATTAACCAGAAAGAAGTTTATGCAATGCCAGGGTGTACGCAGATCAGCCTTGATGATGCTTACTTGGATCTTGCTGCTTGGCTGGCGGATGAAGTTAGTATTGAATTTACCGAACAAGAAGGCGATGCATTTATCAACGGTAATGGTGTTGAGAAACCGCATGGCATTGGTAATTACACCATGATCGCTGATTCTTCTTATGCTTGGGGTAAAGTTGGCTATATTGCCGGTGGACATGCAAGCTTGCTCAACAATCCTGATAAGATTGAAGATATGACTTTTGCAGTGAAAGCAATGTACCTTAACGGGTCTAGCTTTTTGATGAATCGTAGCACTGTTGGCAAAATTCGCCAGTTGAAAGATGGTGACGGTAAGTCGATTTGGCAGCCTGGAATGACTTTGGGCGCTCCGAATGTTCTGTTTGGTTATCCGGTTGAACTGGACGATAATATTGCTGCGATTGGTGCCAATAAATATCCTGTGTTCTTTGGCAATTTCAAGAGAGCTTATTTGATTCTTGATCGTATGGGAATCAGGGTATTGCGCGATCCATTCACCAGCAAGGGTAATGTCCTCTTCTATACCACTAAGCGAGTTGGCGGAGGAATTATTATGTTCGAGGCCGTAAAAGCATTAAAGATTGCAACTAGTTAGGGCTGTTTTGATGAAAAAAGATGCTCAGAAATATAATAAATGTATTATTGAGGGGTGCGAAGGTCTAGGGAGAACTCGTGGTCTTTGTGCTCCTCATTATCAACGTTTTTTAAGATTGGGGGACCCTCTTGCTGGTGGAATAAGAAGATTTAAACGACCAGAAAAATGCAAAGTTGATAAATGCTCTGGAGCAGTTGTTTCTCGTGGTTTCTGCTCAAAACATTATGCTAAATTTTTGAAATATGGAGATCCTTTGTTTGAAAGTGATTGGGCAAGAAAAAAACATAAGAAAATAATTGATTCCAATGGTTACGTTCTTGTGTACGCAAAAGGTAATCCAATGGCAAATAGAGGAAAGTCGAAAGAAAGAGTCTCTGAGCATCGTTATGTAATGTCGGAGCATCTAGGTCGTCCTCTTTTTGAAAATGAGAATGTTCATCATAAAAATGGCGACAAAACTGATAATTGTATTGAAAATCTTGAACTATGGGTTGTTGTACAGCCAAAAGGCCAACGACCCATAGACCTGATTCAATACGCAAGAGAAATTTTAACACGATACGAGAAAGATGAAGATAAGTTTTCAATTATGTATCGTGAAGTTATTAAACCAAAATTAAAATTAGTTAATTCAATTTAGGAGGATCACATGAAAGATTTATATAGTAAAGTAACTTTGGTTCAGGCTGTTGCTCCGGTTAATGTTTTGGATGCAACTACCCCTACGACCGTGGAAATCGACCTTAAAGGTTATAATTCAGCGTTAATCGAAATCAGCAATGGCGCAAAGGTTATTGGAGATACTGGCACCATTGATGTGACTTTAACCCATGCTGATGATGATGGCACTGGCGTTGCAGGGTCATACGCTGCCGTCGCCGCAGCAGATGTACTGGGAGTAACGCCTACTGCTGGTGTTATTTTTACTCTCGCTACTGCTGCCCAAGTTGCGGCTGTTACCAAGGTCGGTTATGTTGGCGGTAAGAGATTTATTAAGGCAGCGGTTACGGAAACCGGAAGTAATGCAACTGGTACTATCATGTCGATTACTATTATTAAAGGTAATCCTGAGAACGCACCGGCTGCGTAATTTATTAACCCGATCCCTTAAGTGGGTACTCTCCTGCATCTTAATCCGGGGTGCAGGAGGGGCAACCAATCGGATATTAGGAGGATTTAAAAATGTCTTATGTGCCTAAAGTTTATCGTGACAAAAATGGCGACAGAATGGTAGTTGCTGCCGGTGGTGAGATAATTTGTGAGCCAGGCGCATTGTTACAAATGGGTAATCCTACTGGTGCTGCTGATTATGTGGTAGACTTAAATGTGTCGGCTACCGGCTCTGGATCATTAGCGGAACCATTTTCGACAATTGCTGAAGCTATCACAGCATCTAATACTTCTATCGGTCTTACCGCAAATCGGTGGTGGGCACGGCGTAATCGTATTTTTGTAATGGGTGATGGCATCACGGAATCGTTAACCGTACTTCCCGAAAAATGCGATATTATAGGAATGGGTTCTGATTTATATCCATTCCCACGAATCATTGGGGCGCACACAATCGCATTGGCTAAGGTTGCTTGCAGGTTTATCAATATAGGTTTTCAAGCCACTGGGACAGGTGATTTGTTCGTAGCTCCTGCCGGATGTCATGGATTATCCTTTCTTGATTGTGTAGCAACCCCGGCTACTGCTGGCAACACCAAGGCTTTTGAAATTACCGATAGTGCGCATGTTCGTATTCAAGGAACAAAAATCATTACATCTGCTGGCGCTATTTCAACTTCAATTTTTGCAGTTGGTATTTCTATTGAAGGAACAGCTTCTATCCATGATTTCAGCATTTCCGATAATCCAATGATTTTTGCCACTGCTGGAGTTGCTGTTGCAAATGGTACTGCGCAGGGTAGCGATATTTCTCGTAATACAATTCGTGCTGTTGGTGGACTGTGCATCAATGATGATTCTGACGATGTAGCTTGTATTGACAATCGGCTTATCAGTTCCAACGGTGGATTGGTTGAGGCTCAGATTTGCGATTGGAATCCTCTGCTTGCCGTTGGCAATACAGTCACAACTGATTCTGCCAGAAATGCAGCAATTCCGACTATTATTGTATTAACTTCATAGTATAAATTTATCATTGTGGTAGTGCTTATTCGGGCTACTACAATGATAAATCATTCAAGTTAATTAAGGGGCTGTTATGAAGAAAATAAAACCAGAAAATAAAGTAATTGCTGATAACGAAAGTATTGAAATTGATGAAAATGTTGAACCTGTCAATGTTGAATTAATTGTTACGGAAAATATCAGCAATGTGGTGGTAGAGCATAATAAGCAATGGCGTGTTAAAATGGGCATCCAGGAGGAATAGATAATGACAGTCAATGCTGTAGGTGCAAATAATAATAAATTTATTGGACATTCATCTGATGAAAAACCAATGGATGTCTCGGAAGGTGCTGAACTCCATATTATCGACACAGGGGAAGAATACATTTTCCATAACAATATGTGGGTACAGGACTTAAGAAAAATCAATGCTATTAAAATGGCGGCGATTTAAACATAAAATAAATTAAATTACAAGGAGGATGTATTATGTACGGAAAGACACGAGTAGGAATTGGATTACCTCCGATTGTTGATGATGAAGGAATTATGCTGGTAAAAAACGGTGGTGGTAAATATGCCGATGCAGCGATTAATGGTAGATTGTTTATGGCTGCTAATCAGACTCCAGTGGCAACAAGTACTACCCTCAACACTACCTTTACCGGACTTGGACTTTGCAATCCCACTGGTTCCGGCAAACTTCTTATTGTCCACGAATTTGGATGGGCATTAGATCAAGCTGCCGCAGGCGATGCTGTTCTTGCACTAGCTACCACTACGGATTCAGGCTTTGAAACCGATATTACCATTCGTTGTGCAAGATTTGGATACGCTACGAGTGTGGCCTATGCTGATGCTGGCGCAACGATCATCGCCCCTGTTATTATCAAAGTTCTTGGCTCTATCGGTACCAACGCTACCACGGCGCTTACCCATAATGGCCTGATTGATTTGGGCGGTAGTATTGTACTTGCTGCCGGTCGCGCATTGGTGACTGATACCACGTTGGCAACTGGTGCAACTTCTATTCAGTTCAGTTTCATGTGGGAAGAAATTGATGCCGCATAGGAATTAAAATTTACGGAGAGGGGTAGTTTATATATCCCTCTCCTCAAATTGGTAAATGACAATGATTTCAGTTGGAATAAAATTCATAGACGAAAATGGACTCCATCAAGAATTTAAAAATATTGATGGTAAACCTCGCGTATCTGCAATGCCATACTTATATGATATTGCGCAAGGGTTTATTCCTGGTCATACTTCATTTGCTAAATTAGGATTCAATGGTGATGTTGGAACTTCTGAAGAAGACATATGGGGAATTGGCGGGACTTATGTATTCCCAGTTTCTGCGCAGCAAATGGAAGTTGTTTCAAATAGTGTAGAGGATGATATATTAACTGCTGGAGCAGTAGCTGGCACGGGTGTGCATAAAGTTAAAATAAGTTACCTTGACAATGATTACGTTGAGCAAACCGAAGAAATAACGTTGAATGGAACGGCGGCAGTATTGACTGTAGCTACAAATATATTCAGAGTAAATGCGATTCGTGCATCCGCTACTGGCACAGGGTTGAAGGCAGCGGGATTGATTACCATTCGTAACAAAACAGATCATACCACAGTATATAGATCAATAGCCGCAGGGAACACCCGTGGTCGTGAAATGATTTATACAATCTCGCGTGGTAAAACACTTTATATTACAAGTATTGCTGTAAGCTCAGGATATTCAACTACTGGCAAAAATGTCAGGTGGACAGCGAGGGCAAACTTAGACGATGTTAATATGACTATCCTTCCTATAGGATTATTTATGCCATATTTTGAAGTCCAAACACAAGATTCTGCATTCCATCGTGATTTTGAGATACCTTTAAAAGTTCCCGCTACAGTTGATTTAAAATTAAGCGCAATAAGTGATGGCGCAAATTCCGTATGCATGGCTGCAATTAGAGGTTGGACTGAAATCTGATTTTAATGGCGCAAGATTTATTGCCTAAAAAATAATCCACGGAGGCTAACTGAAATGCATGATAACTATAACGAAGATAACTACGAGTCACGAGAGAATAAAGTAGCAATAACCTACCAAGTAGCATTCGGAATATTGGTTACGATAATTTTAATCATCGCTGGCGCATCGTTAAGTGAAACTCGTGGCGATATTAAGGATGTCAAAAAGGCTAATGCAGAAGTTTGTGATCGAATAACTGTATTGGAAACGGCAAATAGGATACAATTTGAAGCAATAAGGCAATGGAGGGAGGAAGTAAAGATAGGAATGGTAAAAATAGAAAATAAGATTGATGCTCATGAGCAAAGGACGCAAGCATTAAGAGTAAAAAGGAGTTCCAATGCTGACAATAATTAAATTTGTCATTAAAATAATAATTGAATCTGTGTTATTGATAATATCATTATTTACAGGTTTGGTTATTGGCTTATTTGCAGGATTAATTATTGGATACACAGCTTGGAGTAGAGGAGTAGATAAGTTTAATAACATTGTAAGCATTAAAGGAAACGAGAATGAATCCTTGTAGCTTATTTTTTGAATATTGTTATCAAGTAAATAAATGGTGGTTGGAAACATTATTTGAGGTTAAGGCACTTCGTAATTGTCATAATATAAATGTTGTGCGAATTGATTTAATAGAAAAAGCATTAAGGTCTGAGGGGATTTTATAATGGCAAGTCGTGATCCTAAATTATTAGTACCTTCCTTATATAGTTTGTATCTTGAATTTGATAAGCAAATGAAAGCTTCTGGCGTGAATTATATTATAACTTGTACAACTCGTACTCAATCTGACCAAGACAATCTCTATGCGCAGGGCCGCACTAAGCCAGGGCTAATAGTAACGTGGACACGAAAATCAAAACATATTGATGGTAAGGCATTTGATATAGCAATTATAAAAGATGGTAAAATTTCATGGGCTACTGCTGATTATCAATTAGCTGGTGAAATTGGTAGAGGAATTGGATTAGATTGGGGTGGATCGTGGGCTAAAAATAAAGATGCTCCTCATTTTCAATTAAGGGAGAAATAAAATGAGTGAATTTTTAACTGAACTCAATACACGATTAAAAAATGATGATAAAGTTTGGGTAATGTGTTCACCGTTAATATACAAAAGTGATCTTATGGGTACAATAGAAGTTCCCGTTGGATTTGAAAGTGATTTTGCATCTGTCCCTCGTTTACCTATTATTTATTCTTTATTTGGTGATAGGGCGCATAGGGAAGCTGTTCTTCATGATTACCTATATCGGATTGATTCTAAGCCATATGCCACATATTCGCAAGCAAATGAGGTATTTTATGAAGCGATGGAGCTTCGTGGCAAATCATGGATTGTTAGGCATTGCATGTGGGCTGGTGTTGTGTTAGGTGGATGGACAGCATATCATAAATTGAAAGTTGGTGATTGTTTATGAACATTCTATCAAATGATTGGATAAACAACTTCCTTACTGAATATTCAATATTGATATACGCAATCCCATATGTAATTTATAAAATTTTAAAGGTGATTGCGATTTTAAACCCCAATGTTTCAACTGATCAAATTAAGGATTTATTTAAATGGCGAAAACGAGAAGATTGGCGATAATCAACGAAACCAAAAGATTAAAACGACAAAAACGTAAATTTAAAAAGAGGAAATAATATGGATGCAGTGTTATTCACGGCCCCGATTTTAGAACCAGTCACTCTTGTTGAACAGAAAATACACAGCAAAATTGACAGTGAAACTTTCGACGGTAATCTAACAATTACTCAGTCACTTGCATTTGGTTCTCACATAGTAGCCGATAATTATACAACTCATATTGGCACAGGCATCGATGTCCTCGGTAAGCAGGCTATTGTTGAATTACATTGTGGAACCAATGGTGCTACCGGAACCAATGATACTCGCATTGAAGAGTCTGATCAATTAGCAACTGGCTACACTGCGTGGGCTACGGGGGCTTTTACTCAGGTCACTACCTCGAATGATAATTCTGATTATAAAAAACAATATACAGGAACCAAGCGATATATTCGCACGGCATCGAAAGTTTTATTAGCTGCTTGCGAATTTGGAACTTCAATTTTAGTTAATGCCGCCACTACCCCTGAAGATGATTTATTGACTTCATTTATACAAACCAGCAGGGAAATTGTTGAAAATGAAATTCGTAGAGCATTAATAACTCAAACCTGGGATTTGTATTTACAAGGATTCCCGACAAAGAATTATATTAAACTTCCATTCGGCAATCTGCAAACTGTAACCTCTATTAAATATAAAGATACCGCTGGCACCGAAACCACAATGGTAGCTGGTACTGATTATTTGGTAGAAACTAACGGAACCAAATGTGGCAGGATTGTATTACCTGATAGCGTGACATGGCCTACTGATAGCCTATATCCATCCAATCCAATCACAATCAGATTTGTATGTGGCTGGACTACAGCAGCATTAGTTCCGGCAGCAATTAAAACTGCGATGAAAATGATCTGTGATGATTTATATAACAATAGAGAGGCTCAAGCATTGGTTGGTAATTTAGCTCAGGATTATCGCATTAATAAAGTAGTCGCCAAGATGTTATTCAATCAAACTCTCTGGGAGGAATTATAATTGCGAACTCGCACTGGCCAGAGAAATAAATTAATAACATTGTGCAAGCCGACTAAAACTTTCGATGCTGCTGGTACTGCTGTTTCTACGTACACAGATTTAACGCCACAAGTTTATGCTAAAATTAGTACATCACGGTCAGATGAGGCTATACAGGCTATGGCGGTTAGCGGATCAGCGATTCACAATGTAAATATCAGATACCGTACCGATGTCAGAGGTAATTGGAGAATCAAGTTCGGCAATAAAATATTCTCTATTATAGGCCCACCTATTGATATTGATATGGCGCATAAAGAACTTGATATTAAATGTAAAGAGGTTGTATAAATAACTATGGAAAACTCAGAAAACTTCATTGCCTCTATTAACAACAAACTCTCAACATCCGCCCTATATTCCGATGTAGGTGGTCGTGTATTTTGGGATGAAGCAGATGACTTAACCACTCCATATGTAGTCCTACGCTTACCCGCTGAATCACCTGATAAAACCTTCACAGAAGATAATTCCGATGGTGTGTTGCAAGTCTCTATGTTCTCCTCAATTTCAGCAGGTGTATCGGAAATCGCAACCATGCACAAGCACTGTCTACAATTATTTGATGAATGTAGTTTAACGATTCCTCCCACTGGCACCGTAACTGATAAATTAATCTGGATGCGAAGGTCAAGTTTTGTATCAATGACTGAGCCTAATCAAACTATAGAAGGTGGCATTGGAATCAGACATTGGGCGCAGGATTTTGATTATTTAACAAGTAAGGTTTAAGAAAGGAATGCAATGATTGAGTCAGCAATTGTGGATTCCAACAAAAGAAAAGTTTGTAAAATAGCGAATTGGAATTATATGTATATTCCATTATCGAAAGAAGAAAAATTGATATTCGCGGATGATGTATCCAATATCAAAAACCCATGTTGGCGAATTTATAAGAAAGGAAAATAACTTGGAAATCAAAAAGCTATCAGAAATCACAAAGAAAGAATGGGTAAGATTTAATTGGATTGAGGTAGATGCTGTTGATGGTGAGCGTATAATGGGCAAAGGGTTGCAACGTACGCCAGAAGAGGCAATGGGCGCTGTAATGCAGTGGGAGGAAACAGAAGAATATTTCGATAATGATGAAAAAGAAAGCGAAGGTGAATAGTGGTCAGCATAATTATCCCTGTTTACAACCAACATAAAGTAACCAAAGAATGCTTAAAATCAATTGTTGAAAATACAACAGGTGATTATGAAATTATAATTATTGATAATGGGTCTAACCCATCAGTACCTTTTGATATTGGTTTTGTTGATAATATCAAATGTTATCCATTTACTATCCGCAACGAAACCAATCTTGGATTTCCCTTAGCCATAAATCAAGGCATTCGAGAATCGAAAGGTGATGTAATAATTCTCCTCAATAATGATGTTATCGTCACACCTAATTGGACATTTCAATTATTAAACCTCCTTGATAAATATGATATTGTTGGCCCAATGACTAATTATTGTGCCGGTAAACAACAAATTACAATTCCCTGCTATAATAATGAATATGAATTAAATATTGAAGCTGAAAAGTTTGCTATCAAAAATGCTGGACAATCCGAAGAAGTTAACTGGGTGATTGGATTCTGTATGGCGTTTAAACGGTCGTTATACGATGAGATTGGCCCATTCGATGAAAGTCTATGGCCTTGTAGTGGTGAGGAGTTGGATTTCTGTTTACGCGCTCGATCCAAGGGATATAGAATTGCGATTGCCAAGGATGTTTACGTGCATCATGCGGGATCAATCACATTCAAAGCAATGCAGGATTCTGGCGAAGTAAATTACGACACAATCTGTCGTCGTAACAATAAACACGTTACTGATCGTTGGGGAGAATTTTGGACAAAACAATCAATTACAGAAAGGATAACAAAATGAAAACTGATAAAGTAAAAATGACATTAGGTGATAAGGAAATTGTGGGAACTGGTAGATTTTCAATCGGAACTGAAATTATGGAGGCCCAGGAAATCGGCAAATTAAACGAGATTGAGCAATTTATTCTCGAAGCTGGCTCTGATCACCTACCAACATTCGGAGGACGTTTTGAAGGTGGAATTCAGTGCCAACAGATATCCGACGAGCTGGCTCCGTGTATAAAAACAATTTTAGATTCCGGTGAGCCAATTAATAACTATCTCGAAATTGGTGCTGCCGCCGGTGGGTCAGCTTATATCATCCATCACTATTTCAATCCTAGAACGATCGTTCTAATAGACGATAATCAGCATCCAAAAGCTCATATACGTCCCTATATTCTCCGCGATATTCCTCATGAGGAAATTATAGGCAATAGCCATAATCAATCGACAATAGTAAGCCTGCGGCGCTTAGGGGTATTATTTGATGCTATTCTTATTGATGGTGATCATTTATATGATGGTGCTAAGATGGACGTTGAAAATTATTATGACTTTCTTCGTCCTGGTGGATTTTTGATTTTTCATGATAGCCAGATTGGGCAAGAACCGTATGGTTGTAAGCTTGTGGCCGAAGAGACGAAGCAGGATATTGATAGGTGGACACTGGTTGACGAATACATTTCAAAAACAGGTAAAGTTTGTGGAATCTGTCTGTTTAGAAAGGTTGAGGAATAATGAAAATAAGTAATTTTCACTTAGCTATAGGCATCCCTTGTGATTTCCCCCATATACCGTCAAGTTTCTTTTATTCATTTGTAATGATGGATAAGCCTAGCTTTACGTTCATACATGCTGATAATGGTCCGATAGATACATTAAGAAATGATATAGTCCAAAAGGCGTTAGAAGTGGGAGCAACTTCTTTGCTTATGATGGATGTGGATCAAATTTATCCGGTAGATTGTATAGCAAAACTCTTGGCACATAAGCTACCTGTTGTGGGTGGCAAGATTTCAAGGCGATATCCACCTTTTGATCCCATAATGTTGGAAATAACAGAAAATGGTTATGAGTCTATTGCTAATTATAAGCAGGGAACTTTGTTATCCGTAGATGCAACTGGTACTGGATGCATCCTATACGATATGGAAGTATTTAGAAAACTACCTGCTCCATGGTTCAGATTTCAGAAAAATCCAGAAAATGGATTAACGATTGGAGAAGACATTGGATTCTGTCAAGATTTAAAGGCTGCTGGATATGATATTTACGTAGACACTTCCGTGGAAATAGGACATTTATCAACAATGGTCATAACGGAAACAACACATAAGTTATATAAGGCAATGAAAAGTACCCAAGCAAAAGAATCATTGTCTATCGACAAGCCGGGAGATATTTAGTGATATCTGATGATGGTAAAAAAATTGCACAAATTATCATAAGATGTCTCAAAATGATGATTAAGATGCTTGAGATTTTAATAAAAGAGAAGTAATGTAAAAGCGAAATAGTCGTCAATATGTCCCGCTTGATACACATTTAGGCCGCACATATTGGTGAGTCAGCCGCACCGTAATGGTCCCGTTGATATTATTTAACAATAATGTCTACGGGATTTATTATTCTCCCTAGACGACTTTAAAGGAGGATAAAATTATGGCAGACAGGGCGGCGGCATTAAGCGGTGCATTCATGAAGGTGACGTTAGGCGCAACGTCGAAAATCTTAGGTGCTGGTAAATTTTCATTATCCGGTGTCACCCGTAAAACAGTAGACATATCTGAGTTTGGCGTGGATATGGATATTTTTGAGTTCGCTAGTGCGGATGGCGGTACTATTTCATTGACTGATGTAACTCTGGATATTACCGATCCTCAACAGACCACTCTCCAGAATTGTGTATTAAACAAAACCAAACTCATTAATTCTACAACCTCTGGCCCTCGTTTCTGGATCGATTCTACCAGTTATTACACCATTGGTACTAGTGGGGAAATTTTAATGACCAGCGCCGGTAAGGTTGATGCAGACAGAAATGGTGTGGCGAAGACCAGTTTTGAGGGCAAGATCAGTGGTGCCGCAATGTATCTGGTGTAATTAATAACCATTAGACAGATAGTTAATTCTATCAGAAAGCATAGGCCGATTAATGTTAGTATTTGATTTAAAGAATGCAGGCTCAGGTGAGTGGTTTCCTTTTTTTGGGTCAGAGATTAAACCTGATGGAGATGTTGTTTATTTCGATCCCGAACCTAATACTGGAAAGATGCAATTGCGTGTTGCTGATTCTGATGTAATGGATAAAATCCAGAAAGAAACTCGCACTAAAAAGGTCGAGCATGTTCCCAATCCAAAGTCTCGTGGAATGGAGCGGATCGAGTATTTCGACCAAACACCTGAGCAGGCTAAGTTAGAGCGTGAATTGATTTGGGACCATGCGATTGAGAATTGGGAAGACAAGGCACCTTTTCTTAATGCCGATGGTAGTCCTATCGAGCGCACTATTGAGAATAAGTTGAAGTTAATGGCTATTCCAGTTTGCGCTCGTTTTGTTGGACGTTCATTGCAGCTAATTCAAGGTGCCGCCAAAGACATCAAGGAAGCAGCAGTAAAAAACTAATAGACTGGGTGCGGGTTGAGAGTATTCAATCTGCATCCAGGGTTACTCTCAATGATGGCACTGTAATTTCCAAATGTGATGAGTGCCGACAGGTTTGGAAAGAGCGTAATGAACGTGGGGTTGCCGGTCAACCAATTTGCGATACTGGTGAATTCTGTGAAGCCTATCCGGTAACATTGCTACCACAGAACTCAATACCAGCAAACATATATCAACGCATCAAGGGTCAGGTGATATTCTATTTTAATGGCGAAGTTGATAAGGAATACGATCTGAATCATGTAGCTCTCTGGAATATGATCGACCACTGGCCAGAACACATTAGTAATAAGTTTGAGATTTTTGATTTAGTTTTACATTGCTATCACACATTCTTAAGGGAGCGCCAGGACGATGGCATTTAGACCAAAGACATTAATCTACTGGCATCCTGAACAGGCAACGAAAATAGCTACTGAATTGGCGGTGGTGAGGATGAACGCTGCCGCTGATTTATTAGCTAATAAAGTCCGATCTAATTTAAAAACAATAATCGCTAAGAATGGTAATCAGCACATAAGCCGTCCCGAATATAAACATAAGTTTGTAAATGGTAAATGGGTGGATGTTCAAGGCCCTTGGTGGACAGCCCGTACCGCTGGAGAATTACTATATTCTGTCCGTGTAGTCAAAAACGCAAACCAACAAGTTAATCGTGATGTTTGGGTAATGGTAGGCCAGAAGAAAGCCTATTACGCTGCTATGTTTGAATACGCTACTAAGTCTGGTCGTGGTGAACCTTTTTGGCGACCGGCTATAAAATCAAGTAGGCAGAAAATGATATCTGTTTTCGAGCGGGGTGTATAATGTCTGAAGGCGGAACTAAAGCTGGTTCAATGGTTTTTGAGATGGACTTGGATAGAACCAAGCTAGAAAAAGGTCTTCAGGATGAGTTATCTGCCACTAAGAAAACTGTTGATTCAATGGAGTCAGCTTGGAGAGCTTTAGGCACAAAATCAGATGAATATTTTGCAAGCACAAGAACAAAGGCAATTCAGGGTTATGAATATATTGCCAAGGCTGGTACTGCCTCAGCGGAACAAATAGCTCGTGCTGCTTATTTAGGTGCTGCTAAAATAGATGCAATAAATCAGAAACAATTTGGTTCTTATGTAAATTATTATCAGGGATTAATCGCGCAAGCCGAAGCATCTAATGTAGCCAGAAACAATGCCAATGCTCAATACTGGATGACTAAGATCACCCAAGACAAAGCAATGCTGAATGCTGAAATAGCTGCTTACGAAGAAAATGCAATGCGTAAAAAGGTTATTCAAGATAAACTTAATGCTGATAATGCCCAATGGTGGATGCAAAGAATAACCCAAGCCAAAGTGATGGGCAGATTAGAAGTTGAAGCCTATGAGGAAAACGCTTTAAGAAAAAAGGCAATACAGGATAAGCAAAATTTAGAAAATTCCGATTGGTGGATGAATCGTATTAATCGCAATCGCGCCATGCTGCATACTGAATCAGAAGCATGGGCAGAGAATGCGGCGAGGAATAAGACTATTCAAAATAAAGCTGCGCAAGATGCCTTAGTTCCATGGCAGACTTTAAACATTAGATCAACTGCGGCCATTAAAAATCAGATGGAATTAACTACTGCTGCGGCTACCCAACTCCAAGCTCAGCATGTCAAAGGTTCCCAGGATTGGTTGAATATAGAAAAAGCTAAAAATGATCAGTTAAAACATCTTAATAAAGAAATGGTTATGGATCATGATATGTCGATGGCGGCGATGACTAGGATGCTGTTGAGGTTTTACGCTGCTTATTATGTTGTATCAACAGGAATACAGTATATTGGTTCGATTTTAATGTCCGGCATCAAATCCATAGATGATATGAAAATATCAGCAGTCGCCGTTGCCGCACAGATAACATCAATGCAAGGTTCGACGGAGAATATCTCTGAAAATTATAAAACTAATCTTGAATACGCAAAAGCATTAGTTCCTGTTTTAATGCAAATTGACGCTCTGTCTCTTGCTAATTTATCTGAAATTCAAAGAATGAATATGTCGATGACTAATCAAGGTGTCATTTTAGATATTAATAAACAAAAACAAATCGAAGCATTTACTGCGCTGACCAATGCGGTTGCCATTTATACTCAAGGTCAGGATAAGGAAAAGCAAGCCGCGCAGGAAATGCGTTCTTTATTTTCCGGCCAAGTTCGTGCTGGTGACATGGTTGCCATGCAGATGGATGCTATGATTAAGAAACAGGGTGAATACAAAGGTGGGTTGAAGGAATTAGTTAAAGAAGGTAAGGCACACGGTGATACGCTAGAACGTATGTTACCTTATTTAACTGGCATTGTGGCTGCTTCCGGTGACTTACAGATGACTTGGAGTGCTGTTAGTTCATCAATGGAAACCGCTTGGGTTATTATCCAGCGTGGGTTATTTAAGGACATATATAAAGATTTGACTAAACAAGGTAGTGATTTAGCTCAATACCTAAAAGACAATGCTGACGATATTGTCGAGCAGGTTCAAGTAATCAAGGATGCTTTAAAATTCGCAACATTAGCTGCAATTGGATTTTCTGTTGCAATGGCGCTAATAGCCGCTGAAGCTGCCTTCCCTGCTGCTATGGCGGCTATAGGGTCCGCTGTACATTGGTTGGCTATACAGTTATATGATGGAACATTAATGGCGACAATTTGGGGATCAACTACATCCGCCGCCGTGAATGCAGTTACTTTTTCTTTTAAAAATTTATTTATGGTAGTTTCTGCTGGATTTGCCGGTTACATGATTGGCGGATGGCTGAATCAATTTGAGACAGTGCGACAGTTCGGAGTCGCAATGGTTTATGGCTTAATTGACGCTTGGGAGGCTTTGGTTTACCATTTAAAAGTCGGATGGCAAGTTATTAAGGGAATAATGCCGGGAACTGATGGTGCAGCAGCTAAGGCTAATATTGAGGCATTGAAAAAACAATATGATGAAGAGAAGAAGGTTCGTGATCAATACGCCCAAGAACAATTTAATGATGTAACCGACGCAGCAATAAAGCTAGCTAAAGAAAAAAAGAAAATTGAAACTCCCGATCCCAAAAATATTCAGACTAATGTATTGAAGGATTCTGTAAAAGATTATCAAGAAGCATTGCGATCTAAAATGCAGGCCGATAAAGCGTATTATGATGAACAGATCAAAACAGCGGAACAATCTGCTAAATTGGCTCAACGCGCCGGTCAGGATGAATTTAAAACTATCAAAGATTTATATAATTCAAAAGAAAATGCGTTAAATGATTACATGGAAATTCAATATAAAAATGCTGAAAAACAAGTACAATTAGAAGCTCAAGCAGCAGCAATTTCTAAAGATGGAATTGCCAAGAGATTTGATTATGCCAAAGTATTGCAAGCTAAATATAATGAAATTTATGCAAAATACAATAAGGAATGGGCCAAGAACGAAGGTGATCGTGCGATAGCCAATGAAGATGCTGCCAATAAAAGCATTGAAGTAATGGCTAATTTATATAAAACAATTTCTGGTTATTCCGATGAGGCAATTTCTTATCAAATAAAATTGTTAGAAAAAAAATATATTCAAGAAGGTAGATTTTCTCAAGGATCATTAGCCTTGGCCATAGCACTTAAAGTTGAAGAAGATAGGCTATGGCAAGAACAGAGTAATGCCTATGCCGATTTTTATTCAAAAATACAGGGATACGAAGAAGAATATAGAGAAAATAAATTAGATTGGATAGACCGGGAAGAAGAACGACTTGCTAAATTCTATGATGATGATTTGGCTGCGGCTAAGTGGGCTGCTGATGAAAAAGGGAAACTTGAATATGAATTATTTAAAAAGAAAACAGATTATGTTTCTCAGGGATTTGGAGATTTAAGTTCTGCCTTCTCTGGAATATCTAAATTATACGCCACTGGATCAGAAGACGCTAAAAAATGGCAAGCTGCATCCGATGCAATGTTGATAGCTCAGAAGGCAGTAGCAGTCGTCCAAGCTGTTGGTGCTATTGCTACTCAAGGGTTAGGAGACCCTTATACTGCTTTTGTCCGTGTGGCGGCAATGGCGGCAGCAATGGGCGCATTGTTGGCTACAATTGGAGAAACAGTTGGTGGTTCGACAAGCTCCGCAAGCATCCAATCCTATCAATTTTCTGATAACGTATTAGGTGCAGAAGCAGGGACAGGTTCGGAGTCAATCCAGAAATCATGGGAGCTCATGCAGGACACCTATGACATGGAATACCACGAACTGCGTGGCATCTACGACGAAATGAAAGACCTGAACGCCAACATCACGGGGCTGGTGACCTCGCTTGTTAGAACAGGGGGTGTGTCTTATGCGGCTATCGCAACGGGTGATTTTAAATCAAGCACCGCCCAGTTTATCGAAGATAAATTTGACAATCTTGTCGGCTTAATCACTGACCCTGCCCGTGCAATGGGATTAGGCTTTCTTGATCCGCTGGGGAAATGGCTGTCCGGCGTTGTCGGCGGCTGGGTTTCATCTGCATGGAACTCGATATTCGGCGGGGACATGACAAGAAATATCACAGGACAAGGGATTCAGTTATCAATACCTGCCGTGTCCGCCATGCTATCAGGGGCAAACGTCGGGGCAAGTTCATATACCTCAGTTTACGAACATACAGACGGCGGCTGGTTTAAGTCTGATTCTGATAGTTATTACACAGTATATGGGGCGGTGAGTGAGCAAGTATCTAATCTGTTCTCATTAGTATTCAGAGATTTAAGCGGTGCTTTGGTTGAATTATCAGAAGGGTTGGGTCAGGACGTAACGGCGGCTATGAGATACTCTTTTGGTCAGGTAACAATTAATCTTCAGGGAATGAGCGCCGAACAGATTAACACGACAATACAAGAATATTTATCCGCCGTGTCTGATGCTGCCGTATCAACCCTGTTCGGTTCTATTATTGCTCAGTATCAGGAATTAGGTGAAGGCTTGATGGAAACCGCCGTGCGCTTAATGGTGGACAAGGAAATCGTGCTGGAAGTGCTGGCGCAGACCAACCAGGCCTATTCAGGTTCCACGGCCAATGCCATTGCGCTATCTGAAGCACTTATCCATCTGGCCGGAGATCTGGAAACCCTGACGGACATTGCCTCTACCTATTACGACAAGTTCTTCACTGATGCCGAGAAACAGGCTGATTTATACTCAAATTTAAGCATAGCAATGGCCGATATGAATTTAGCATTACCTGATAGTCGTGAAGCCTATCGCGCAATCGTTGAAGGGTTAGATTTAACAACTTTAGCCGGTCAATCCGCCTATTTCTCTTTAATGGCAATGGCTGAAGGCGCAGATACATATTACACTACTCTTGAAGACGTTGCTGAAGATGCGGCTAATGCTACTGCCGATTTAGTGAATGAGTTAAAATCACTATCAACTACAATAGCTGAATGGTTGGCAAGCTTGGGAATTTCAAATTTAAACCCTGTGCTTTCTGAGCAATCGTATAAAAATCAATACACATCATTATTGGCAGCAGCAAAATCTCCCAGCGCTGGCACCGATGCTATTAATGATTACTTGAACTACGCGACTACGTTCTTGACCTATCAAAAATCATTCGGAACCAGTGGGAGTTATCAGGCTATTTATGATGCGGTGGTTGCTGACGTAATGGCTATACAGGCTATTAACACAGCAGCATTAGCCTCATATGCTTCTGGAACTTCTTATGTACCGGAAACAGGATTATATCAATTACACCAAGGTGAGATAGTATCTCGTAAATCTGATTCAGTGTCACGTTTAGGGCAGGAAATTGGTAAATACATAATCGAAAGTAATGGCGGCAGTAATGGTGGAGATATTCATGTAAGCGTACAAATAGATGGAAAAGAAATTGGAAATGTGGTAGCTAAACAAACCAAGACGAACTCAGATTTGCAGAAATCCATAAGGAGTTTGAATTAAATGTCTTCCTCAGAATTATACGATTTTTTATCAATAATAACAGAACAATATGATTACACTCTGGCTATTAAAGCTCAAGGTGCTATCACGGAAGAAGGCTATAAAAACCAAGTCGTTCACCTTGCCGATGATAATAGCGAAGAAAGAATCACCTTGTCTCCTAATTCAATATTTTATGTATCGTGGAACTGGACACAATTAACTGAATCTAACTCAGGCACTATTTTTGATCTTTACCATGATCCCTTAAAGGCCAATGGAATAGCTAGAAGTTTTAAGTGGACTGGTCATGATGGACATACTTATGTGGTGAGATTTGATTGTAAACTATCTCGATCTGGTAACGCTTTAAGTCGATGGGGGTTGCCAGGAATTAGATTAAGAGTATTAGGGAGAATTGCTGACTAATGCTAACTTTATCCACAACTCAAGCTACTATGGTCGCTTTGGAATCCAAAATAGTAAAATGGGTATTTTATATTTATGATAAAAATGGTGTTGGGTATTCCTTTGTAACTGAACCTATGGGTGGTGCAGCTTGGGCAACTGGTATTACATGGGATTCCGGTATTACATGGGATGATGGAAATAATTTATCAAATATTATTTTAACTGATTTTGGTGGGATTACACTAAATCGAAACTTAGCTGAAAACACTATAATCGCACCTTCTGAAGTTACCTTCACAATTTCTAACCAAGATAGCGTTTTAGACTTTTTAGATTTCAAGGGCGGCACTGTTCAAATTGATTTATATATTTCAGATGGTTCTAGTGATATTAAAATCACTGGTTGGAAATTTAGAATCAAAACAGCAAATCCAGGTTATCAGAATTTAAAAATTACAGCTCAAGATTTTTTACAATATTATTTAACTGGCTATTATCCTAATACTCGTTTGCCAGAAGATATATTTCCTTCAGATCGTACCTATTCCTCTGATGGGCTATGTGTGCCAGTGCCATTTGGAACAGCATATATTCCACTCAGGGATGTTTTTATTAGTAGCTATGGTGGATTTATAATGCTTGGCGATCCTTTGTTGACCTATACAATATCTGCTATTCGATCCCCTCGTGAATGGGGATTGAAGACTGAATATTTAAGTACATCATATACGTTTACGCAATCTACTAAAGCTGATGCCGATAGTGTGAATTGGAGAGTATTTCAAGCAATTATAGCTGACTCTGATAATAATGGGACTGCTGATGCTGCTGGATTTTGGGGTACTCCAGGTGGGAATATTCTTGATCCTCCGGTTAAATTTACCAGATCAGATACAGCAACTATGACTAATCCAGCAGATGTAATTGCTTTTGTACTAAAGGATTTTGGGATTCCTGTTGCTTATATTGATGAATCAGTTAGCTTTGCCGCAGCACATACAATTTTTGACGCATGGGGATTGACGTTTAATGGCGCTTTCTGGTACAAGCAAGATAGGGAAAAAGTTTTAGCCAGTTTGTTGAATCAGTGTCATGCTTATCTTAGTGTTGGCGAGAAAATTGAATTACATATATTATCCAAAACCAGTCGCAAGACAATTACGGGCGCAGAAGTATTAAGAACATCGGATCAAGGAGAAGGGTCGTTTTCGTATTCTGATATTGTTAATACTGATTTATCTGATAGTGGATATGTTTCGTGGCAGACAGCAGATGAATCCCAAGATCAGTTTATCAAAACTCTTGTAGCCGTTGATGCCGTTGCCAATGTTATATCAAGTGATGTGTTAGAAGTTCCTTTTGTGCAGGATTCTGAGGATATTAAACGAATTGGAATACTGCATTATGAGCGTAAATATCTAAAAGAGGCAGAAGCTTCATTTACTGCTAAGGGAACTTGTTTAGCACTGCAACCAGACGATGTGATTACTTTCAATGCTGATAATTACGGTGGAACTTATACTGTTAATATTGACTCAGTTAAAATTAACAAAGATTTATCGATGGATATTACTACTTCTAAATACAGTTCAGTGTTTAGAGATTGGGAAGATTTATCCGTTGTTCCTTTAGTTGTTCCTACTGACAACACAGATAATTCATGGAAACCAGTGATTAGTGGTCCCGATGATGGGGTGAATACAAATGTATTGCCAGGAAGAATTAGAATAGGCCAGACGAGCAACCACATTGTTTTAGACCCGACTGACCCGTTAAGGATTTCTTTGTTTGTCGGCGGCACTGAAAAAATAAGACTAGGCAATCTTAATCAATTCTTGACCTACGTTACTAATGCTTATGGCATTGGCATTGGTGACACTACCAAATACCTGTCTTATGATGTCGTTAATGGTTTGAAAATCAAGGGAAGCATCACCGCCGATTCATACGCAGAACTCCGTCAGTCTTATTGCTTTACATGGGATGATTCACTTGATTCTGCCTACCCACTAGAAGTCCCCTTTAGAATCGTTTCTGAAACTCTTGCAATAGTATCAGTTAAGATTTCGTTTAAAATAATGCCATTTAGAGCTTATTCTACGGGTGCTGCAAGTGGCGGTGGGCAAACATCGAGTAGTGGTGGTGGGCAGACGACAAGTAGTGGGGGCAGTGGGAATACTAACTCGTCTGGCCCGGCAGGGGATTTTTCAAACACTGGAACAATTAATTATGGCGATGAGCGGACAACCAGTAGTGGAAATTTTAAATCTGGAACAATTTCGTCAAGTAGCGTTAATTGCGCTGGCACTACTCATTATCATACCGTAAACTGGTCTGATCTTTTATACCATGACCATGAAATACCACAACATAGACATGATTTAGATAGCGCCAGTAACGTCCATTATCATACAATAACTTTATTGGCACACACTCACACAGTATCAGACCACACTCACACAGTATCAGACCACATCCACTCTCTTGTTTTCGGGTTATACGAGGAATCAAATTCGCCAACAGTTCACTTCCACGTTGATAATGGTTCTGGTTATGGGACTGCATCATCAAGTTACACGACAGCGCAGGCAGACCTTGATATTACCTCTCAGATTTCAGGGACGGGTTGGAAGAATGTTAAATTTGAAGCAACGGCACGATGCCGATTGTCAATAATTATCGAATGCAAAGTTGATATTACAGCATAAAGAAAGGTGGAAATTAAAATGTCTGAACAGGAAGAAAAGAAAACGATAGAGATAGTTATTTCTTACACCAAAGAGACAGGTTCCGTAACAGTCAGTGGGCCACTCGAAGATAGGCTTATTTGTTTTGGCTTACTAGAAATGGCAAAGGAAGTTGTGAAAGATTTTAAGGTTACGCAGTAATAAGGAGAAATAATTATGGCCGTTGTAGTTTATAAAAAAACATCCATCACAGGAGGCACAATAAATTCTCTTGATGGGATAGACGGAAATAATCTATTTGGTGGTGAATTGGCATTGATTCATACATCTGGTAAGTTATTTTATGTTTATCAGATGAACGCTACTTCCGCGCAGACTGAAAGTTCACCATCTATCATAGCTCCAGATAATAACGCTGGTAATAAGCGGTGGGAATTGCTGGCCACAATTAACCAATCTGTTTTGCTTCCAGACACAGATAGTTCTCATAATCTTGTTTTGGATTGTGGTGAAAATTTAACCGCAGACCGGATATTGTCAATCATAACCGGGGATGCGGCGAGAACATTGACATTAACAGGCAATGCTTCAATTACCGGAACCAATACCGGCGATGAACCATCAGCAACAACATCAGTGGAAGGTGTTACCATATATTCTGGCACAACCAAAGCTTTAGCAGGGATAGATACGGCAAGTGCGATGACACCGGCAGATACTGCCGCAGCAATCGCAGTCAACACGAATCCCAAAGCCATGTCTCAGGGAGTGGCGATGACTGCTGCATCAGCCGCAGGGATACTTGTTGCCAACAATGCTAACCTAGCTTTTGGAACTGGGAATTTTACATTGGTGTGGAAGGGGAGTTTGCCGGATTGGATACCGTCACCTGCTTCATACTTAACGTCAAAAACTCAAGATGGAGCAAATAGATATGACACATATGTAAACACTGACGGTAAACCTGGAGTATTGCTTAATGGCACATACTACAGTTCAACAGTAGCTCCTAATCTTCCAAATGGCACAGTGCATGAGTTATCTTTTAGCATCGTTTATGGAACTACCGTTACGTTTTACGTTGATGGCCTGATTCTTGGTGCTTCCGTAGCTATTGCAGCACATAGTGCCACAAATACTGGTTCATTTGGTGTTTTGGGTTTTACGTCTATTAGATATGCAGGCACCGTCCACCACGCCTACACCTTCAATCGAGCCCTCACAGCAGAAGAAGTCCTTGACCTTTACAGGAATGGGATTGCCGAAGCTGATAAGTGGGGGAGCCAGACGGCGGTCTATACTTCTAACTTTAGTGCTGGGGCTGATTCGTGGACTGCATCCGCCAGAGTAGCCGTAGATGGGAATATTGATAGTATTGGTGGTCAAGACGACAATTTACGGGTAACAATGACAAATGTTGCTGGGACACATTACGCTTATCGGATTCCGGTTGTAGGGGTTGGTAAATACGAAACGGTAACATTTGATTATTATATCCCGTCAACTAATAGTAATGTGGATGGACTTCGATGTGATATAGGGATCCTCACTGGCGCAACGCAGGGCGTACTCGACACATGGACATCAGTAACACTTACGGCGGCATCCCCTATTAGCAGTGAGTTTATTTATTTTTACGCTCTTGACGGTGGTGTGCAGTCTTTTACTGATGCTGGTGGAGACGATGTATTTTACGTTAGAAATGTGAAATTCTATCAAGCAGGCGCAACCCTAGCCCTAGAGAGTGATAACGCACAACCCATTCCGGGGATGTGGTTAGATTCCTCAACTAATAATCTTCACGCAATCTATCCTGCGGCTGGCGCTTCACTAACAAGACCAAAAGATTCATTTGTAATCAGATGGGTAAACACATGGGCGGGGACGCACGAAGCACAATATCTGGGAGGTATCAATCAGGCAATGCTCCCCCCAAAGTGTTGCGTCACAAGCATTGTTGGCGTGAT